ATACTGGCAAAGAAATAGAATTAAAGGATGTAGAGAACATGGCAAAAGTCCAAGAGAGTTTAAGCCCAACAATGGGTTCAACTAAAACAAGTTACCAACAAACCGAAGGTGCTAAACTAATCATTAGACATAACACCGCAGTAAACGAAGAAGTTCGTGGCAGCCGTAGTCGCAACATCAGCGCATTGTTTATTGAAAACGCACAAGGTGAACGTTTCAAGTATCCACACAATCACTTAACTGGTGCACGTATTATGACTCAGCACGTTGCTGAAGGTGGCACGCCATACGATGAAGTTGGACAAAAGATTATTGGACTAAGCGAAGAGCGTACTCAGCTTTCACAAGTATCCAAGTATATTAGAAGCCAAGGTCTGCAAGAACAAGCCGGCGATGTACAATTTGCTGTTACTCAACGTCTAAGTGAAATTAAAGGCTTATTGGGAAGATACAATCCTACTAGATTTATGGAAGATAAATCCGAAGCCGACGAAACAAATCTGGAAGCACTACAAGAAAAACTAACCAAAAATGTATTTGACGAAAGCATTGGCACTCTATTACCAAAACTAAATGGCTATGTAAAACAATATCAACAACAGATGGAAGCAAAACAAGAATTAGAAACTTTAAAAACTCAAATAGAAGAATCAACATCAATCCAAGTTAGTGCTATGCCAGATTTAGAATTTTTAAGTATGATGGTCTACGAAAGTCCAACCGTCAACACCACACAATTAATCAATACAATTTTACCAGTGTTAGAAGATGAAGCAGTTAAAGCAAGTTTAACTCGCATAGCTGAATATGTTCAAGAAGGCAAATTGGATGCCATGGAAGTTGAAAACCTAACTCGTAGCATTATTGGTAAGAGTCAAGTCAAAGAAACAGAATACAAAATTGTACATCAATTAACAACAGTTGAAGAAGTATTCGAATCCGTTATGGCACGTTTTGAACTAAAAGAAATACTGAAATAAGAATATAAATATTTTTAACAGCAATTCAACCAAAAGGAAAAATTGCTGTTGACATAGCACTCGAGAGAGTGTTATAATTGTTCACAAGATGAGAGTATCTTGTGTTCCAGGCAACAAACTTTTTTAACCCTGGCATTTTATAAGGAAAAACATTATGGCAACATCACTAGCAGAAATCCGCGCTCGCTTACTAGAGCAAGACACACGTCAAAGCGGCAACAACAATCGCTCACAGGGCGACAACGGAATTTTTCCGTTCTGGAATATCCCAGAAAATTCAACTACAGTACTACGCTTTCTCCCAGATGGAGACGAGACAAATACTTTCCCATGGCGTGAACGCCAGATGATCCGACTAGAGTTCGCAGGAGTTCTGGGTGGAGACGAAAGCAAGAAAGTTATTGTAACCGTTCCTTGTATGGAAATGTGGAAAGAAACTTGTCCTATCCATGCAGAGATTCGTCCTTGGTTCAAAGATAAATCTTTAGAAGATTTGGGTCGTAAGTACTGGAAGAAAAAATCTTATGTCTTCCAAGGTTTTGTAGTAGATACAAAACTACAAGAGGATACAACTCCGGAAAATCCAATCCGTAGATTCATTGTAAACCCAAGTATCTTTAACATTGTTAAAGGTGCGTTGATGGATCCGGAAATGGATAATCTGTTTACAGACTACGAGAACGGCACAGACTTCCGTTTGACAAAGACAACTAAAGGTCAATACGCAGACTACAGCACAAGTAGCTTTGCTCGTAAAGAACGTGGCTTGAATGAAGTCGAACTACAGGCAGTTGCTGACAAAGGCTTGTTCAACTTGAATGACTTTATGCCTAAGAAGCCAACTAAAGAAGAAGTTGATATCATTTATGATATGTTCAAAGCCAGCGTTGATGGCGAGTTGTATGATCCTAAGCGTTGGGGTCAACATTTTAAACCAGCAGGTGTTAACCTTGGTAACTTAGGTGTAGCGTCAGATGTTGATGCCGCAGAGTCAAGTTTCAAAGCACCTGCTCCGGCAGCTCGTCCTAGTCCTGTAGCGGCTCCTAAGCCCACAGTAGTTGATGATGAAGATGACGCACCTTTTGAAACTGCTGATGCAACAGCCGCACCAGAAGGCAAAAAGAATGTTAATGACATTCTTGCGATGATCCGTAATCGTCAGCAAAAGTAATAACAAGGGCTTCGGCCCTTGTTTAATCAATGCTTAAAAAGCGTTTATTAACTAATAAGAATATGACACTACCAGACGAAAGATATCGGGCTGTAGCATCTGCCAGAGAATTGTTGATTGAAATAGCAAGCTCTAGTGGTAGATGGAAGCGTGTACCAAAAGAATTACGTGTATATTGTATGCATGCCTTACGCCATTATCCTACTCAGTATGATATGAAAGCCGCGGCACGTGATGCACCTAATGTATTCCAAGAAAAAATAGAACCATTGACAAGAATGATTATGGTATACGATCAAGAACAAACGGAAGAAAAGGAAAATTAATATGACAAAACCATTTGACGTAAGTAAATTTAGAAAAGAAATCACTAAGAGTATTGAAGGTCTTAGTATTGGTTTTAATGATCCTACAGATTGGATCAGCACAGGTAACTATACACTTAACTATTTGATTAGCGGCGACTTTTTCAAAGGCGTGCCTATGGGCAAGGTTACTGTATTTGCCGGAGAATCCGGTGCAGGTAAAAGTTATATCTGCTCAGGCAATCTTGTACGTCACGCACAAGAGCAAGGCATTTATGTTGTGCTTATTGATACAGAGAACGCACTAGACGAAGCGTGGCTTCATGCACTTGGTGTAGATACCGGCGAAGATAAGTTGCTAAAACTTAATATGGCTATGATTGATGATGTGGCTATGACTATTACTAAGTTCGTAGCAGACTATAAGGCAATGGCAGAAGATGCTAGACCTAAAGTATTATTCGTAGTAGACAGTTTAGGTATGTTACTAACACCCACAGACGTTAATCAGTTCCAAGCTGGCGATATGAAAGGTGACATGGGTCGTAAACCAAAAGCACTAACATCATTGGTTCGTAATACAGTTAATATGTTTGGCAACTTAAACATTGGTATGGTTTGTACTAATCACACTTATGCAAGTCAGGACATGTTTGATCCAGATGATAAGATCAGTGGCGGACAAGGCTTTATCTATGCAAGCTCTATTGTTGTTGCTATGCGTAAATTAAAACTTAAAGAAGATGAAGACGGCAACAAGACAGGCAGCCAAGTAATGGGTATTCGTGCTAGTTGTAAGATTATGAAAACTCGTTATTCTAAACCATTCGAATCAGTTCATGTTAAGATTCCATATGCAACAGGTATGAGTCCTTACAGTGGCTTGTTTGACATGTTGGAAGAAAAAGGCAGTTTGAAGCGTGAAGGCAATAGTTATAGTTATGTAACTAAAGAAGGCGAGATCCTTAAGGCCATGCGTAAAGGTTGGAATAATGAGATGTTGGACAAAGCTATGGCAGATATTATGCTTAGAGATTTGACAGCAGGAGTAAATACATCAGAAACAACACCCTTGGAGGATATTGAAGATGCTGTATGATGAACAAGTTAATTTGATTGTAGATGTTTGGGCAACGGTTAAAACTTATATTGACAAGAAAGAACGCTATGATGCTGCCAGTGCATTTTTGCGTAGTTTAGAAAATCACTATGAAATGGATAGTGTTGCAGAAGAACTTCTCGGCAATGACGCTACATTGGATGCCGTAATTAAAGATTTGTATACTGCCGACGACATTGTAGATGACGAAGACAACTACGAAGAAGATAATTACGATTCAGACTACGACGACGAATGAGCACTTGGTATAGACGTGTTACTGGTAACTTAGGTGAGTTACCGGGTGCGATAGCCTACTACGAAACCGAGTTACAAGATGCTAGGATTGAAACTAGTATCAAAGGTAATTTAGAATCTAATTCTAGACTTATGCCTGGAATAGTAGAACACAGATTTAACCAATTACAAGAAGTCGAGGCTATACTTGAATTCCTAAACATCCAACTAAGAAAAAAACGAAGTGAGATGTTTAGGAAGTATACCGAAAACTACAATAGAACACTCAGTGATAGAAGCGCCGACAAGTATGTAGATGGCGATGATGAAGTAGTCGAGTGGCAAGTTCTTGTAAATGAGTTTGCTATGATTCGTAACAAGTATCTTGGCATCATGAAAGCCATTGATACCAAGCAATGGCAAATCACTAACATAGTCAAACTACGTGTAGCCGGTATGGATGATACGACTTTGGGTTAATTGACACAAAATCCTTTTTGCAGTATAATACATTATCGACAGCAAAAAGGACATCAAAATGGAACTAGAAATCGGAACTAAAATTGTTTATACAAGTGCCGCAGGTACCCGTAATGCAGAAGTAGTTGGTATCAAAATTACCCCTACAGCAAAGCCAGGATTTCTTAATACTTTTGTTACACTTTTTGTCCCAGC